CTTTCGCTTACATCTGTAGTAGCCATAGAGGTATTAAATACAACAGGTGCATTTGCACCATCAACACATATTAGTTTATCGTTGCCATCAAAGTTAAATCTCTCAAAGGTATACTTATCTGCACTTGTTCTACCTGTGTCTCTAGTTGTCCAATTTTCAGAGACTGCATCATTTAGAGCATGATTAGCTGCTGTAGTACTTGAGGTTGCACGAGTAACCCCTGTAAATGCAAAGGCAGCTATACCTGTGTAAGTAAATATTTCATCATTAATCTGTAGCGTACCGCTAGAAGCAAACCCTGCAGTAGAGTCAACTGCTATTGAGCCAGAACCTGTCATACTTGCGGTAGACTTTATCTTTAGGCTTAGTTCTGTAGAACCAGCACTAAATATCTTTTCACCTCTTGCTGCAACAATCCTGTCTGCAAATACGCAAGTCATTAAAGTTTTTTCTGAGGTGTCATTAGTTATAGGTAATGCTTGATTTACATACTTGCGAAAACCATTTATTCTTCTGTAACCACCCTTAATATCAGGCTCAAAGTTTGTAAGCTCTAACGCCTGACCAGGTTGCATAACAAAGGTAGACTTGTCTATAACTAGACCGCCTTCAAGGTTAAATGTTGTAGATTCTAATGTGGAGGTATCTGGCATTCTTATGACACCCTAAGTACAGGGTTAGATGATCCATAAGGCGATTCTATCATATATGACCTTACGTAGTCATACTTGTTTACAGATAGTGTTTGGATGTTTTTAATACCTTGCTCAAACCGTTCAAAGTTTAGCTGGTACTGCTGTAGCTCGCCACGATACTGATACACAAATGCAACCGCACCGTCAACTATTACTGCAGCAAACCTATCAGGTATAGTTGTAGTGTCACCATGTGCTGATAGATCACTAGGGAATGTGTAGTAATCAAAAGCTAACGTATAAGCTTTGTCAGGGTAAGGGTACAGTAAGTATTTATTGTCAGGTGTACGCACTATAAACTTAGGTATACCACCATCATCAAACTGTGTTACTGTAGTACCGTCAGCGTGTAAAGCAGCCGTAGTGCTGTTAGCACCTCTAGTACAGCCTGTAATGTCGTTACCTGATACACCAGTGTAAGTAACTTGTTCACTTCCTATATGCACAGTACCACTAGTGTCAAAGCCTGTAGAGGATGTCAGCGTTAGTGTGGTGGCTGAACTAGAGTGAGAACCGTTTAGGGTGGTTGAGTTTACTTCATCTTCTTGGTTTGCGTAGTCTTTAGATACATACTCATTATAGTTTAGTATGCTAAGATTATTACCTGACGCACCAAGGGTTTCATTCTTTTTAATCCTTGAAGTATTGTAATCTATATATTTAGTACTGGTAGGTAAGTCATAACGAGATACACCAGCAGTTAGAGTAGACGCATTGGTTGCATGATTAAACGGATAGCCAAACTCTCTTTGATTAATATATCGTATAGCTTCATTAACAGCAGTTTGACATTGTGACTGAATACCTCTAGGACTAGAAAAAGTAGTAGAAGTAAGTTCTACTTCATTCATACGCACAAGCGTTTTATTAGTAAGCGTAAGGAATGTTTCAGCCATAGTGTAATCCCTGTGTTATAAGTAAAGGGGAGCCAGTTGCCCAGCCCCCCGATAAGTTATGCAAGTAGATCACGGTCTACTTCATTTGCAGAACCTGACTGTGCAATGTCATCCATGATAATGCAAACTGCATACACACGAATAATACCACCAGTAATAGTTCCACTAGATGCTTGGATTTCTACATCAAGTGTATCTGCTGCTGCAGTAAACACTGGTAGATTTCCACACACGCCTGAAGATGTAATTGCAGGTGTATGATCACCAGCAGATGCACCGTCTAGGTCAAATGATGCAGCAAAGATGTCTACATCAGTTCCTGTGATACCTATGTGAAAAGCAGAGTCGGTAGTAGTACCTTCCATTGCTGNCACCACTTTGAANCCTGCGTGTAGGATCATAGTGTTTGTAGGTACAGCAATAGCTTGAATGATGTCATTCGCTGCTAAAGCTGTGCCACCGTTTTGCAAGATGGCGTCAGCCATATCAATATCGTTTTGCAATACAGTAAGCGCACCACGGAGTTTCTTATTCCCTGTTCCACCGTTGTTTGATGTGGAAGCAGAGTTGGTTGACATTGTAATTGTAGCCATAACTAAATACCCCCTTACGCTGCGTTATATTTGGCAGTAACGATAGCTTCTGGACGAAGTATCTTTCTACCATATAGATGCATACCACGAACGATGTCAGCAAAGCTGTCAGGGTCACGATATGTTTCCGTTTTGTTGATCTGCTCTGCAGTCGCTACAGCAGAATCATGTCCAGCAACAATCAAACCAAAGTTAGTATTTTGGTTAGCTGTGCCTGATGTACCTGGTCCATCGCCTACTGCTGGTAGGTTAGATGATGTGTACATACGGAAACCGTGGAAGTTGTTAATGACTAGGCCATTACGTAGTCCACCTGATTCACCGAAATCCGCATTCATAAAGCGTGAATCTTCATCACGAAGTAGCTCCATGAACACTGGGTCTACAACCAGCCACCTGCCTTGTGTATCAACTTGCTGTTGATCAAGGAGCCTAGCCATACGAGCGACAACCATTGCTGGTGAAGCTGTTGCAGTCGGTAGTGATGTAGCACCTGGCATACGTGCTGTTAGAGGAATAGAATGATCCCCTGCAGATGCAGTTGTGATGTTAGCCATTGAAGACTTGATGATCTTCATTGATGACAACAACTCATCTGAGCCAGCAGTTGTTACAGACTTAGAACCGTTTACAGTTGTGTTAGCTGTATCTGGTGAGCCATGTAGTGCAGACTGTTTGAAGCCTGATAGATAACCTAGAACGTCTTGGTCATACTGATCAGACAAACGATATGCGGCACGATCTGTTGCAAGTTGCATGAAGTTTACATGTGAGTGGGCTTCCTCGATATCATCCATCTTAAAAGCATAGTAGTTCGCTTTGTCAATAGTTAACTGNAAGTCTTCATCATCTAAATCTTGTGCTGTGACTTGNGTGCCACGTGAATAAGCCTGAACAGAAATTTCAGGTTCTTTGATGATTTGAACCGTATCACCTTGGGCAGAAATCTCCCCAAAATAATCTGAGTTCGTTATTTCTCCTACAACAGTACTCTTGCGAAAAGCAATTTGTACCTGTTTGGAGTAGATTACTGGCGAGAAATTACCATTAGGTAAATTGCCGTAACCTGACGCTGATGTAAAAGCCATGATTAAATCCTCCATATAGATGTTTGGCTTAGATTTTAAGCAGAACACTTTGAAAGAGGCTAATGGTTCTAGGGTGCAAGCAGCTACACACATTGGCCTTGTGTATGCTGATGGGCCTATACTTTATTAGGTAGGTCTTATCTTAGTAGTCGGGCTTAGTATAGTAAAAGCACAAAGGTAGCTAATAATAGGGCTTTATGCTTTTACTTCATAAACATAGTTATATATACTTAATCCACTATGTCAATAGTTTTTTATCGTGCACCACCAGAAATATCATAAATAAACTTACCTGTTCGTATAGCTTCCATGATTTCATCTGATCTTGCTTCATATTGTTGTGTAGTCATCTTTTGTACTTGTGATTCTAGTATCTGTCCTGCTACACCTGCATCGTCAATCCTAGTGTTTCTTTTTGTCTTGACTTGAGATGCAGCGTCTTTAGTTGTTCTTTTCTTAGACTTGATGTCCATACCATTATCAACCTTGAATAGATCAATAACACGTACAACAGACCTTGGGTCATCTTGATTTTCGTACAAGGCATCCTGTACCCACTTAGGTTGTTCTCCTGCCCAAGTATGAAAGTCATCACTGTCACGTAGGTCATCAAAGTCAGGGTGAGCTTTGCGTATCTCACTCTCTGCTTTTGTGCGGTGAGTTTCAGCGTTTAGCTTATCTATCTCTTGCAGTCTCTGATCTGCTGCAGCAAACTTCTCATCTGCTTTCTTTGTAGCAATAGTTTCTACTATGCTTGCAATCTCAGGATACTTATTAGCCCAAGCTTCTATACTTTCATCTGAAGAGGGTGGACGTAGCTCACCTTTTACGGCAGTATCCATCTTAGCTTTTAGTTCTTTTATTTCGTCAGTCTGTTTGTTTAAGTGCTTGCGTAGATCACTATACCGTTTTTTATAAGTTCTTTCTTCTGGAGATAGCGTTGCTTCTTCAGCTTCTGTATTGGCCTCTTTCGCTTCGGCTGTTTCTTCTTCGTTGGATTCTTCTGTGTTCCCTTCGATGAGGGCTTTAAGTTCTGCCTCATCCTTTTCTATTCGTTTCTTATTTGCGCTTTGGTTTGCTTTAGTTTGTACAAATCCTGCATTCTTTGGTGTTTCCACTTCTGTTAGTTCTGGCATTTAGTTTCTCCTTATGTTGGGGCCAGCCGTAGCTGGGTAGCCTTATTGTTATATGGATTTAGTTTTGTTTTACTTAAAAAGGACCGTCATCTTCGTCAACAGTTGGATCTAATGGAGTTGCTTGAGTTCCTGTTATAGTAACACCTGTTTTTTCCTTAACAGCCGCTACTCTTTCTGCAGCAGTCATTGTTGGATCAAATATTGAACTTCCACCATCATCATCTGTACTAGGTTCTATTACAGGTTTTATTATAGTTTCTTCCTCTTCTTCTCCTATTCCTAGTAGTTCTTTCCAACTAAATGGTTTCTTCTCTTTGAAATAATCTACCTCTGCTTGTGCTTTATCTAAAGCTTTTTGATATATATTTTTTTCTTCAGCAGACAGGCTAGTATCTTCAAGTTTACCTTGTGCTGCTTTAAGTATTGACTGTGCTTTTTTAGCAGCCTCAGATTCCATTGTATTAACAAGTTTAGGTCCACTATATATTGCACCACCCCCTGTTAAAACAACAGCAGCGGCTCCAGCAAAAAATTTCTCTATTGCATTTACTCCTACGCCTGTCTTATCACCGTAAGCTTTCCATAATCTAGTTCCCTCATCATCCCATTTTGATATATCTGTATTAGCCCACGTTTTAATTTTTGGTGGGTCTGGCCTATCATCATCAGACGGTGTTATTTCTTCTATTGCCTCTACTACTTCTTGACCTTTACGAACATATCCTTCAGGTATAGGGCTGAGAGGTCTACCGTTAAAAAATATTATTTGTATCTCTGGTTTAGTGGGGTGTACGTAATACTCAAATGTATAACCAACAAACCTACTTGCTCCACCGTAGCCACCATAGCCCCCACCTATAGGAGGAGGTATTTCTGTACCTGATCCTGGCACTTCATCTACTTCACCACCGTTTGATAGCTTTTGTATTTCGCCACCTTGTTGCATTTGTTGTGGTGAACCACCTGATGTAACTTTTTCTGCAGCTTCTTCTACTTCTAGTTCATCATCTCTAAAGAAAGACTCTTCACCTTTTTTGATACGTTGGAAACCCTGTTTAGCTGCATCCTGTAAACCTTCAAAGAACTCTGTGCCGTAGTAACGTCTAGTAGCAGCGTCAATCATAAACTCGTTAGGACTTGCCATAATA